TATATGGGATACTGTTAAAGGTGCAATGGCTGGTTATGAAGAAAATGGCATTGTAGGTGCAATAGGCGGTGCTGTCAAGGGTTTAATCAACTCGTTGATCACAGTACCTCTTGATATGTTAAAAGATGGTGTTGCATGGATTCTACGTAAGTTTGGATTTGATGAGAATGCTTCTGCACTAAGTTCATTCAGCTTCACAGATGAGTTTAATAAGATTGTCGATAAGCTCATGGCAAATGTTACCAATATGTTTAATTATGTTAAAGGTATATTCACTGGCGAGACAGACTTCTCTACATTACTAACTGACGTCACGAAATTGATTACCGACATCACACTTGCTCCTTACCGTCTAATGAAGGACATCGTTGCTAGCGTATTAAGTGTATTCGGATTTGATAAAGCTGCTACTGCAGTAGACGACTTTAACCTTGAAAATTCTATCAACAGTGTATTCGATGCTATGAAGAATATGGTAATGAGTGCAATTGATTTTATTATCGATGCATTCGACTTCTCCAAAACAGGCGAGATCATCAAAACAAAGTTTGCCTCTATGAAGAATGTTGCTTCAGATATACTAAAAACCCTTATTGCAGGAATACTTCCAAAGAGAGCTGAAGGCGATGGTATGATGTCTTGGTTAACCAATCAGATCGTTGATAAGGCTATCCCACCTGGCATATATGAATGGGCAGGTATTGATCAGTCCGGTGCTAAACTTCCACCTCCTATTGAAGTAGCTAAGCCTAATATTGGCGCAGGTGTTGATTCAGGATTTAGATTAGCATTAGCTCAAGGTGAAAACTCTCAGATCAAAGAAGCTCGTACAAGCGCTCGTTCTGCTATAGTTAGCAATAGTACTAATCAACAGAACAGTGTTGTTAATAATAATAGTATTGTTTCTAAGATAATGCCAGTTGCTGGTAAGGTTGATAAGACTGCTAAGAGAGCGGTCTTCAATAAACGTGGTCCTACTAACTAAAATTAAGACAAAAATAAAGGGGCCAATTGGCCCCTTTTCTAATTCAACTAAATGATTAGTCTGCTGCTAACTGATTAAAGTAGCTCAGAGTATCATTTTCGTCATCATCAGTACTTGTAGCTGCTGTGCTAGCTGCTGCAGTTGGCATCGAAGGTGTATCCATAGACACATCTAATGATACTTGCTCTGCTGTACTCATAGCCATTCCACCATCACCTAACACTTGTGTCAACTTAGTTTTCAACTCATCATAAGTCTTATAGTTGCTTGGAGCATTAAATTCTGCAAGAGAATGAAGCTGCTTGTACACGCCTTCCAATACTGAATCATCTTCGTCCAAAGCTTTGGTCTTCGCGAACTCTGACTTATCATAGTTGCGATATCCTTCTACTTGACGAATCTTCAATTTGAAGTCTGCACCATCCCAAAAATCGAATGGATTAATTGGATCTTCATCCGCAAATTGAGGTTGCATAGCATCTAAGATGATATCAAAAATCTTCTTACCATATACAAACAACATAACCTTACCGTTGTTTTCTGGATTAGAAGGATCGTCCATTACCTGAACGTTTGATACATAGTGAAGCCTACGCTTTTGTAGTCGAGCTGTTGCTTTATCTTCATCACGACCAGAGTTCCATAACTTAGAGTTCAACTCTGAGCAAGGGTCATCTTGACCGATAGATGTTAATGAGCGCTCAATATACCAACGCCCTGTTGGTCCCTTAAATCCGTGATCCCAATATTGGATCCATGGATCACTCTCGCCCTCAGCTGCAGGTAAGAAACGCAATACAGCGTATCCATTTCCAGCTTTGTCGACAGAAGGTTTCCAGATGCGGTCATCCCCATAAGACTTCTTTTCGCCACCAGCGCTCTTAGCTGTGGTTAACATTTTGTCCATTAGGTTTGAACGGTTCTTCTTTAAATCTGCAAATCCCATAATTACTTCCTTTCTTTTATATTGCTTTTAATATTACTTTTAGTATTAAACATATTATACTACATTTACATTAGAAGGTAAACACTTTTAACAAAGTATTTTTACATTTCTTTGTATTTAATTTACCCTCTAACATGTTGCCGTATTTAAGAATCTTGTTCTTTAAGTCAGGCCAGACTAGCGATTCAGTAATCTTTAACCTAGGAACAAATCCTAATAGTTGGTTAAGTACAATTACCGTCTCTATCATAATGTCGTCTTGCAACAACAATTTAATTATAGGTGGATGTGACTGACCATCTCCTATCTCAAAAATACTATCAAATGGAACTTCTCCATCATCACACGCTTCCGTGTAGATCGTATTTATATCGTTTTCAAAGTTGTATTGAAACGCCTGCATCTTCTTTTGATGAGCAGCCCATACAGCTTCGTCACCTACCATATCACCAATCCATTCATTACCTGCAACGAAATTAGCATTGAAGAACTCTATAACTTCTTCTCTATTATGGTTAAGTGTGTTATTTAGCTTGTGAAAGAAGTAGCGATCTTTACGCTTCCAGAATGTATTCTCTTTAGTACGAGTTCTAAAGTTGTACTTGATAGCATTGTATGTCCCATTAGAGTAATGTAACTTACAAGCCATGTACAAGTTGAATACAGCAAAGTCGTCTAATCGTTCACTCATCATATTGGCAACGTATTCAAAGGTTCAACTTTAAGTAAGCGTGATTGCTGTGCTTCGTTATGAACCTTCTCAGAGATAGGCTTAGACAATAGCTTATTAACATCTAAGGGATCAATATTATGACGATCACATATCTCTAGGATAGCATCCAAGTATCGAATAGTGCCCCGAGACAAGGAGTACAAATCCTCTACTAGCCTCGAGAACCTTGCACGATTCATTATCTTATTTTCCATAATTATTTAACCCGTAGTAGTATCATGTGCTTATTGAATCGGCCTGTCGGTACAGATGACTTAGTTGTCAGAGCTTTACCTGCCTTGCTTATTTGCTTTGGTGTCTTCTTCAGACAGATCTTTAAGAACTCCTCTGGATTACGCAATCGATTCGATCTTGAATCAGCTACATCGAAGTGTAATAATGTAGACCCCTTAACTTGGAATCCCTCTACCCTTGTCGTATTGTATTCTGTAACAGTACGATTACTTGTATTGAACACCATTAAGAAGTGAGCACCAATGATGTCTACTGGACTAAATGATGAGACTTTATAGTCGTTATCCACCGTCTTGTAGTTCATCTTAGCTACTTGCTTCTCTGATGTGATGAGCTTCGGCTTACGTGATTTACGTGTGGCCTTTGCAGACAGTACTAATGAATCCAGATCTACAAGGATATCTTTAAGTACTTTAATACGCGTTCTAAGCTGTGCAGGCTTGATATGAGAGTATGCTTCTACATAGTCAACATCCCCTACCTTCTTAGAAACAGCCTTCTGAAGCTCTTCTAGGCGCTCTGAGACCCATAATGTTACAGGTCCTTTGATCTTGGCGCCATTCAATCCAAACTCTGATGCCTTCTTAAAGATGTCATACTTATTAGCGGTCACTTTACTGATCCACTCATCTTCAAAATGATCCAAGTCAGTAATGATCGTGCTATCGATCTTTGCAATCAACCGTTCTTGAGGATTGATCATTACTACTTGGTCTGCCTTCTTAACGACAGCTTTAGCACCTGCTGGTGTCTTGCTGATGGCTCTCTTAATGCCATCTTTAATCATCTTAGTCTCTGATGTGGATAGAACCCATCCACGCTTAGACATACGAATCAACGAAGTAAAGCTGTTGCTGTAATATACAGCAGGAGCTAGTTTCAGCTTCTTTGCAATATCCTTAGACATATTAGTTGTAGCCCATTTCAAGCATACAGCAACATTATCTTTAGACTTGTACAAGTAGTTGTAGTGATTCACACATTGAATAATAGCCATCTTACGAGCACTACCTTCAAGAGAATCTTCTGTAAGGAAAGAAGGTTCTTTCCCTAAGAATAATGAATCTACACTTTGACCACGTTGAGACTTATTCATAATATACCTTAAATGTATTTAAAGTTGGTTACATTCTCTAAGCGAAATGAACGCCATCCTTCTGCATTAACATCAAATACTGCTAACGTCTCTGTAGAAGGAACCTTAGCACTTGTACCTTTCGGAGTGTGCTCTTCTGGAATAAAAGAACTATTTAATGTACAAGTCATTACTCGCTCATCACCATTCTTCTTATTAAAGATAACCTCACATAAGCCATCTCGTAGTTGTGGAACCATATCTTCTAAAGTCATCATAATTTTATTTCTCATTAATTTAATATTGTATAGCTATTATACTATAGTTCTGGTAAAAGGTCAACGCCTAATCCCAATCTTTGTCATACTTTGATACTGCTTCTGCTCGCTCACCGTAGTGTGCCTTAGCATAAGATGCAGAGTCAGTCCACTGGTTATAGTTTTCATCTAGCTTGTTAAGAGCTGCATCATTGTATACACTGTCGATGTCTTTAGCAAGACCTTCGTTAACCCAGCTCTTTGCCTTACGTAGACGAGTAGATATAGAACCTTGTGCAGCCATTTTCTTACGGAAGGCTAGCTTCTCTGCAGCTGCTTTGATCATTTCGTAACGTGATTCAGTGTTCATAATTCTTACTCTTCTTAATTAATATACGGCCATTATACAGCAAATTGAACTAAAGGGCAACACCTTCTCTAATCTTTTTTGCTATTTCTTGAGCTGTTTTTGTCTTCATCGGATGGCAAGTTTTACAAAGAGTTTGTATATTCTCTGAGCGATTGTCTGAATGATCATTGTTAATATGATCTGCATCCAATTGCCACCTTGGTGATATAATAGTAGAAGTACAAATGAATCCAAGACGGCCATCAATATTTTCACAGAAGCTTTTACGTAGCAATCTATAACTACCTTCCCTTTCCAATCTCTCTATACCACGATGCATTGTACATTTAGAACGACGGCCTAATGTACCATCAGAGCGAGGTATATACATTTGTTCACCTAGATCATTACAACCTTCTTCAATACACATTCTATTAGATGAAATCATATCTCTCTCCTAGTAGTTCATTGCCTGATAGTCTGCCCAAGCACGAGCATCGTCCATGCCTTCAGTTTCCATGTCGCGCTCGTTAGACCATTCATCTAACTGCTCGAACGAAACCTTGTTGGTACGTACAATGAAACGATACTCTTTTGCATGAGTAAAGAGAGACATCACAGCACGTTCGAGGTCATCGCGTTCTTTACTGAAACGCTCCATCTCTGAAGCAGCAAAGCCTCGTGCCATGATAAGTTGAATTTGACCTTGTATATCTAAGTTATTCATAATAATATCC